GTGTCATCAGCGACGCTGCCGTGGTGGCGACCATGGACCCGGCCTGGGTGACCGCCGCTCGAAGCAAGATCGGCGAGAAGGAAATCCCCGGCAGCAAGAACAACCCGTGGATCGTTTCGAACTGGCAACGCCTGGGCGCCAAGTGGTTCAACGATGACGAGACGCCGTGGTGCGGTAACTTCGCAGCCTGGGCGCTGGATGCAGCGGGTCGCCCCTACCCGAAGGAGTTCCCGCGGGCCGCGTCGTTCGCGACCTACGGCACGGCGTGCGCAGCGCAAGTCGGCGCCATTGGCGTCAAGGCGCGCAAGGGCGGCAACCATGTGTTCTTCATCGTGGGGCAGACGCCCGACAAGATGTTCTACAAGGCGCTCGGCGGCAACCAGAGCGACATGGTCTGCATCATCGATATCCGCAAGACGGACGTGGATGACATCCGGTGGCCCGAGGGTGCGCCGATTCCCGCAACCCCCTATCTGCCGACCCTGCCCGCAGGGAAGGTGAGCACGAAGGAAGCATGAAGCTACTCGAGTATCTGGATCGCGCAGGGCAGCGCCGCTTGGAGATGCACAAGATCTCCCCGCCGCGCCCTCGCGACACCCGGATGCTCGTTGGCGTTCTATTCTTCCTCGGCTATTACGTCCTTGTCTATACCCTGCTGAAGCGGGTCGTCCCGGCGGAGAATGGTCCGCTAGTGCGTGACGCCATGCTTGTGCTGGGACCCGTCATCGGTGCTATCGGCCAGGCGTTGTTCCGCAGCGACATCAAGGATGAGATTGCGACGCAGAACACTGGAGAAGCATTCCGTGCCAACCGAGCAGCCTCCGAAGCTACCAAAGCCGCAGCAGACTCCATCCCTAACGCCGGAGGAGCTTCCGAAGCCGCTGGCGCTGTGGCTGGAGCGGCTGTCGACAAGGCTAAGGAAATCACGGGGATGGAAACTGATGTTTAGCATTCCGTTTGGCGTCCGCATGTTCCTGACGAAATGGTGGCCGGCGATTCTGGCTGGTGTGGTCATTATCGCAGGGATCACCGTCATCTACTTGCGCGGGTATAGCGCGGGCAAGACGGGCGAGGTTGTCAAGGCTGTGCAGCGTGAGAACGAAGTGCAGGTCAAGATCAACGATGCGAACGAAAACGCTTCCGCAGCTCGGGTGGAAGCCGCGACGCAACTCGAGCAGCAGAAAAGGGAGCTGGAAGATGTTCAAGCGGAAGCTGGCAGTGTTGATGATCTGCGCCGCAAGCGTGGCTGTCTCGTCCTGCGCCAGCAGGGTAGAGACGTTAGTAAAATTCCCGCCTGTCGCTGACCTAGCGCAGACAGCGGAACCGGAGTATCCAATCGCCGCCCTCGAGCCCGGGGAAGCGGGGGCAAAGGCGGAAAAAGAATGGAACGACAAGATTCTGATTTGGGGTCGCAAGGGGTGGGCACAGAATGCCCGAGTCTGCCGATGGGCGGTGGAGCTCGGACTGAAAGTCCCGACGGGCTATTGCTCGAGGTGACCACAAGGAGCGAATCGATGTGGATCCAACTCAAGACGCACTTCGCAGTGCGGAGCCTGGAATGGTTCAACTCTATCGCCCTGTTCAGCTGGGGAAGCTACGTTAGCTTGCATCCCGGGCTGTTCACGATGAACGATCGCACGACGCTCTATCAGGGTCTCGTGCGCATCATGCCTCAGGAGGCCTGGGGCTGGTCGGCGACTATTGTTGCACTCGTGCAACTGTTTTCGCTATTCGTTAACGGACGTTGGGGCTTGACACCCTGGCTCCGTGCTGCTACGTCTATCCTGTCAGTAGGTGCATGGTTCTTCGTCAGCGCGGGTATTTGGCTCGCTGGCTCGAATACCGGCCTGGCGATTTATCCGGTCCTCATGCTGGCGGGTGCGTTCAGTGCTTACCGAGCGGCATCAGATGCAGCTGAGGCTTCCTTCAACAAAAAGCTGGCGGATGAGCTGGCGAAGCGCGGTCTCGGAGACGCATCGAATGTCACAGTCCTTGCCCGCCGCCACGGAAATTGATTGGAAGCTCGTAGCATCGGCCGCGGCAGTATTCATCGGAACGGTAGTCACTACCGTTTGGGGATGGTTCCAGGGTAAGAAGAAGTCCAAGGAGTCCGCACCAGAAACAGCCAGTCCGTTTCAGCTGGCTGGTGCGGTGCTCCAGGACAATGCCTCTCTCCGGGACAACACGATGGCGGTCCGCGAGCTAAGGGATCAGATCTTCCTTCTCACTCATGTCCTGGAGCGCCGTGCCGGGCTTGAGAACGATTTGCACGGCGAGCTGGAAAAGCTGATTAGGCTTCTCGATCGGACGGGCTAATAATCGGGCTTGCTGATCTTGACAGCGTCGCATATGCTTAACGGCATGAGGTAGTTCGATTACGGAGCACAGAACGCAATGACTGCCGGTCCCTCTCTAGACCCACAGAAGATGGAACCGCCCGCGCTCACCGAGAAGGAGATCGCGGTCCGTGAACTCTTCGTTGCGGAATACATCAAGGACAACGACCCTTATCGGGCGTGCATCCGCATGGGCTTCCTGGCAGCGTTCGCACCGGACCAGGCGAAGATCTTCATGTCCGACGGTTATGTGCTGCGCCGCCTTGCGTGGCTCCAGCAGCAGGCGGTCAGCCCCAGCGAGCAGGATAAGGCGGAGCAGCTTGCCAACCTCCGGTGGCTGACGTTCAACGGCACCCCGTCGTCCCGTGCTATTGCTGCGAAGCAATACATGGAGGCTCAGGGCTACGTCAAGAAGAATGAGGATGGTGCCGAGGCCCATGCCCAGGCGCTTGTCGATGCTCTGAAGGAGTTCAGCCAGAACGCTCCTTCATGAGTAAGCTCATTCTCGAGCGGCAGAAGGCCCGCTGGTATCCACTAATTGAACACCCCGTTCAGCTGGACCTTATGGGTGCAGTTGGACGGGGTATTCGCTTCCCTATTGTGCCGGCGGGACGACGCTCGGGCAAGACGGAACGCGCTAAGCGGTTCCTCGCCAAGCAGGCGATGGAGAACCCGAACGAGAAGTATTTCGCGGCAGCTCCGACCTACAACCAGGCGAAGAAGATCTGGTGGGACGACTTGAAGATGCTCACCCTGAGCATCCTACACATCAAGAAGCCGTCCGAGTCCGCGCTAATCATCTACCTGCCCAACGGCACCGAAATCCATATCATTGGACTGGACCAGCCCCAGCGCATTGAGGGCATTAACTGGACCGGCGGTGTCATTGACGAAATCGCAGACATCAAGAGTGAGGCGCTCGAGGCAAACATCATGCCCGCCCTCAACACAATGAATCCGACCCGCCCGGATTACCGAGCATGGTGCTGGTTCATCGGGGTTCCCGATGGGCTCAACCATTATTACGATATGGCTGAGTATGCTCGGACCAGCGGGGATCCAGACTACGCCTACTTCCACTGGAAGTCAAGCGAGATCCTTCCCGCAGACATCATTGCATCCGCGAAGCGCACCATGTCGCGGAAGCAATACCTCCAGGAGTATGAGGCGAGCTTCGAGACTGCCAGCGGACGTATCTATGAAGATTATGACGGACGCATTGGCGGTCGGAACTACACCGACGCGACCATTGACACGCATGAAGAACTGTTCTGGATGCACGACCAGAACTACACCCCGCTTTCGAGCGCTGTCGCTGTGGTCAGGAAGGGCATCCCTCTGATCCTAAGTGAGATCGTTCTGGAGAGCGCGGTCAGCGAGCAGTCCGCAATGGAGTTCGTGGACAAGTTTAAGGACCACCGGAACAAGCTAGTCAACATCTACGGCGATCCCGCCGGTCGAGCAGGTGAGAAGCATGGACACAAATCTGACTACGTCAAGATTGAAGACATCCTGCGGATCAATGGATGGAAGTTCCGTCGCCGCGTTCGCCCTTCGCATCCTTCGATCCGGGATCGGCAGAACGCGGTCCGCGCCAAGATTTGGAACGCGGCTGGGGACACGACGCTCTTCGTGAACCCGACCACTGCGCCTTGGAGCCACAAGGGTCTGGCAACGGTGCAGCTACAGGAAGGGTCGACCTATCAGGAAGACCAGAAGAACCCATACCAGCACATCACGACCGCGATCGGATACTTCGTGGACGTGCATTGGCCGGTCGGGGAGTCGCTCGCAAAGGCTGGCACTACGGCAGGCCACTTTTGACGCTTGCGCCTACCGGCGTGCAGTGTTACCTATGCCGGGACTTACTCCAAGGGGATCCGTATGGCACTTGATTCAACTCACCCGCTCTACGCGGACCACGCGCCGGACTGGGAACAGCTCCGCGATGCAGCGAAGGGTGAGCGAATCGTTAAGGAAAAGGGTCAGAAGTATCTGCCCCCGACCAGCGGTATGCTTATCGATGGACTCAACGGCGAGTTCAAGGGTGCGGGTTACGACCCGGCCGCCAACAACGGCGCGGGGACCGCTGGTCTCGGCAACGGGGTGTTCGGCAAGTATCGCAACATGGGCCACGCCGCCTATGAGGCGTATAAGCTGCGGGCGGTGTTCCCCGAATACGTCAAGGACGCCCTGGAATACTTCATGGGCGCGCTGCACAACAAATCCCCGGTCATTGAGCTGCCGGAAGAGATGGAAGACCTCCGGTCGAACGCCACCCCCTTGGGCGAACCGCTGGAAATCCTGTTGCAGCGGATCAACCTGGAGCAGCTGACCACAGGGCGCGTCGGCATCCTGTTGGACCTCCCGGAGAAGCCCGATCCGACCAATCCGCTTCCGTTCATTGCGCTCTACGTTGCGGAGGCGATCCGCAATTGGGACGACACGACGGACGAGGACACGCGGGACGCGCTGAACCTTGTCGTGCTGGACGAGTCCGGTATGGCGCGCGGTGACGACTTCGAATGGAAGACGGTGCGCAAGTATCGGGTGCTCCAGTTGGGCGAGCTGGACGTCAACGAGGCGAACGGGACGGCCGACTACAAGACGGGGCTGTTCACGAGCGACAGCGGGTCCCCGGACTACGACCCCTCCGTGATGAAGATCCCATCGCTCCGCGGCAACACCCTCGAGGCAATCCCCTTCCAGTTTATCAACACGAAGGACATTTCCCCCGAGCCTGACGAACCGCCGCTGATGAGCCTGTGCCGCCAGTGCTTTACCATTTACCGTGGCGAAGCGGACTACCGTCAGAACCTGTTCATGCAGGGTCAGGACACGCTGGTCGTTATCGGCGCCCGCCAGAGCAACCGCCTCCCCGGTGAGACGACCGTGGAGGAACCGCTGCGCACGGGTGCGGGTGCCCGCATCGACCTGGAGCTGACGGGTGACGCCAAGTATGTTGGCGTTAACTCGCAGGGGTTGGCGGAGCAGCGCACCGCGCTCGAAAACGACCGCAAGCGTTGCGAGGCTCGCAGTGGACAGCTGATCGACGCGAGTCAGGGCGACAAGGAGTCCGGCGCAGCGCTTAAGACCCGCGTTGGCGCGCAGACCGCAACGCTCAACCAGATTGCCAAGACAGCGGCGCTTGCGCTCGAGTTGCTCTTGAAGCAATGTGCGGTCTGGATGAAGGCGGACCCCGAGAAGGTCAAGGTGACACCGAACCTCGAGTTTGCCGACTACCAGATGGCAGGCCAGGATCTGGGCAACCTGATGACCGCCAAGCGCAACGGTGCGCCGCTGTCCATGAAGTCCATCCACCGCCTGGCGGTGCAGGGCAACCTGACGAACATGGACTACCAGACGGAACAGGACGAGATCGCAGCGGAGCCCCCGCTGGC